TATGTAGGTGAGCCTCTTCAGGTTTACAAAGCAAATCAGATTATTCCTCAAATTGCGGAAGCTGGACCAAAATATGATTATGGTTATGTGATTGCTCATGGTGGAGTATCTGCTAACGATGTTATTGAAAGATGTCCTATATGTGGCGGTGATGTTGTATATATAACCAGTGATGATGGAGTAATTAACGCATATTGTGATAATCCTCTCTGTGAAGGTAAATTAATAAATAGACTTGAGCATTTTTGTGGGAAAAAAGGTCTTGATATTAAAGGATTATCTAAAGCTACTTTTCAAAAATTAATTGATTGGGAATGGCTTGAAAATATTGAAGGAGTTTTTAATCTTAATCAATATAGAAATGAATGGATTAAGAAGCCTGGTTTTGGAATAGCTTCTGTAGATAAAATTTTAAAATCAATAGAAGAACACAGACATACAACACTTGATGCCTTTATATCTGCAATTGGTATTCCCCTTATAGGGCGGACTGCCGCAAAAGATTTAACAAATTATTTTGAAACATATGAAGATTTTCGTGATGCGGTAATGGATGATACTTATAATTTCTTTATCTTAGATAATTTTGGTGAAGAAATGAATAATAGTATTAAAAACTTTAATTATGCGGAAGCTGATAGAATTTCTAAACTTTTAATTTTTGAAGCCCCTGTTGTTAACAACATTCAAATAAATAATAGTCTTGCAGGAAAAACTATAGTTATTACGGGAAAACTTACTGCATTTAAAAATAGAGCTGAATTAAAAGCCATTATTGAATCTCATGGTGGGAAGGTATCAGATTCTATTTCTGGCAAGACTGATTTATTAATTAACAATGATGTAAACAGTACATCATCTAAAAATAAAGCTGCAAAGGCACACAATATACCTATTGTTTCAGAACTAGATTTTATGAAGCAATATATTGAAAACTAAAGAAAATTTTTGTATAATATAATTGTAAATAAGATGAATAGTTACGAAGAGTTGTAATTCAGACATGAAAGCAAAAAAGACAAAAATAAATATTTTATTCACCAGTAATTTTTCTTGATTTTATAAAAAATTTTTGATATAATAAAAATACAGGTGATAAATATAGTTCATCTTAAAGAAAAAAATATTATTTAATTACAAGGAGAAAAGAAATTATGCTAAAAGAAAATAGTAAGATTGTTTATGATTTTGTAAAGGCTCATGATGGTGAAGATTTCACCGCACAGGATATTGCAGATGCAACTGGACTTTCCGTTCGTTCTGTTAATGGTATTGTAACTTCCGCTTTCCAGCGTCATAAGGATAAGGACAAGAATGAGGTTCCGCTAATGGTTCGTGTTCCTGCTGAGATTCAGGATCCTGAGACTGGCCTTCATAAGGCAATCAAGTTCATCCAGCTCACAGACGCAGGTCGCGAGTTCGATCCCAACGCTGAGGACTAATTTGATTATACAGTGAGGGTTAGATAAAAATATCTAACCCTCATTTTTTGCATATTGGAGGAATTATGATATTATTAATATTAGGTTTCGTCTTTCTAATATGCAGTCTAATTCTTTTTTATAAAGCAAATCAAATTAAAATTAATAAATAGGAATAGAAATAGAAATACATATAGAATTTGCAAAAATTAAGTAAAGAATTAGAAATAAAAATAGAAAATCTTCTTGATTTAAACCGTAAAAAAGAAAGATAGTTGCAAAAAGAATATCTTAAATATGAATAGGATTTAGAGAAAAATCTTAATTAGAAAAAGAATAAAAGACAACAAGAAATTGAAGCATATATAGAAAGTCAAAAACAATTAGCCAATCAAACTGTAAATACAGTATATGAATCTGCCCAAAAGCAAATTTCAGATATTAATAATGATATTCAAAATACTCGTAATATAGCATTACAAGAAAAAGAATAGATACAAACTGAAATTGATAAATTAAAAGCCTCATTAAATGCGGGTGTTGAAGCTCGTCTCCGCGAACAAGAGAAAAAAGATAAAATTAATTTTTATAAACTTTCTATTTCTGAAGCGGATTTAGCTGATGTAAAAATGTTATAGAATTTAAAATCTTCTTTTCATAAACCTGTTGTTTTAAGTAAACTTATTTGGACTCAATATTTCCAAAAACAAATGACAGAATTATGTGATAGAGTTTTAGGAAAAAAGACTATTTGTGGTATTTACAAAATTACTAATTTATTAACAGAACAATGTTATATTGGTCAAAGCGTTAATATTAGTGATAGATGGAAACAACATTGTAAATGCGGTCTTGGTATCTAGGCCCCCGCCACCAATAAATTATATAATACTATGCAAAAAGATAAAGTTTGGAATTTTTCTTTTGAATTATTGGAAGAATGTCCTAAAAAAATGTTAAATGAAAAAGAAAGATTTTGGATATAGATGTATCAAAGTGATAAATTTGGTTTAAATACAATGAAAGGAATTATTAAGCAATGAAAGAATATGTTGTATATATGCACAAAAATAAAATTAATAATAAAGTGTATATAGGGCAGACATGCAATATTAAAAAAAGATGGGCTCCATAGGCATATCAAGGTAGTACATATTTTTATCATGCTATTCGCAAATATGGGTGGGAAAATTTTTAGCATATTATTTTATAGTCTCAATTAAATAAATAGCAAGCTGATAAAAAAGAAATAGAAATGATTGCTAAATATAATAGTACAAATCAAAAATATGGATATAATATTTCTATAGGAGGTGGAATATTTCCTAATACTTCTGGAGAAAATAATCCTTTTTATGGTAAACATCATTCAGAATAGTCTTTAAAAACTATGAAAGATAAAAAATATGGAGGAAATAATCCCATGGCAAAAGCCGTACGATGTTTAAATACTCAAGAAATTTTTCCTTCATGTAGAGAGGCGTCAGATTGGTGTGGAATTGCAAGACAAAATATTCAAAGATGTTGTAGAGGTGGACGCCCTACCGCAGGAAAACATCCAATTACTAAAGAAAAATTAAAATGGAGGTATTTAGAAGATGAAATTTGAACATACTTAGGTATTTAATTTTGAAGGCGCTTTTAGAGGGCTTAGAAATCCCAAAAATAGTTGGGATAAAAGCGATAGTTATTTTAATATTACAGATGATTATGATGAAGGGATTCTTGATGTAGCTGATGCTTGGGTTTATCAAAACTATCCTGAGCTGAATGGACATGAAGATACTAAAGAATTTTTTGATTTAGAAGATAAATATTGTAATTGGTTACTTACAGAAGGAGTTTTAAAAGAATCTAAAGATTATCAATATAGAGATAATGCTTTTATTGGACCTAATGACATGAAACTTGCTCAAACATTAATCAAAGCAGGCTCAGAACATCGTAAATTCTTACGACAAATTTTTGTTTCTGTTGATATCACAGCGCCCCTTTATTTTTTCAAGTAGTTCGATACCTACAAAATTGGAACCACCGCCAATAGTACATCAACAATGCATAAATTAACAAGTAAACCTATTACTCTTGATTGTTTTGAAATAGATGATATGAATTCTGATTTAATATATTACAGTATTCCAGAATATGCGGGTGGGCCAGCAGAAAATGACATTGGAATGTTATCAGATTTTATAATTGAACAATTAGAATTTCTTCGTCAAAAATATCTTGAAACAAAAGATAAAAGATATTGGAAAGAATTGGTGCGGTGGCTGCCTGAAAGCTGGTTACAAACTAGAACATTCACTTGTAATTATGAAATTCTTAGAAATATAATGCACCAAAGGAAGAGCCATAAATTAAAATATGAATGGGATAGTTTTATAAAATGGGGAAAAACCTTACCGTACTCAGAAGAATTAATATTTTATAATAATGGATATGAAAAAGAATACGAATTACACAATTTATTGTCATAGAAATAAGATTAATAATAAATCTTATATTGGACAGACTTGCCAAAAACTAGAAAGAAGATTTCGAGAAGGAGAAGGATATATCCATTGTTCTTATTTTTATCATGCGATACAAAAATATGGTTGGAATAATTTTGAACATTTTATTCTTTTTGATAATTTAACTTTAGAAGAAGCAGATTTTTTAGAAAAAAAATTAATTATGTTATTCGATACTACTAATCCTAATAAAGGGTATAATTTAGATTCTGGTGGGGCAAATAAAATTCACCTTGAAGAAACAAAACAAAAAATTAGTAATTCTTTAAAAGGAAGGTTTGCAAAAGAAAAAAATCCAATGTTTGGAAAAATTTCTCTTAATGCTAAAAAAGTTTTATGTATTGAAACAAATGAAGTTTTTAATTCTGCGACAGAAGCTGGGAGAAAATATAATATAGATAATAGTAGTATTTCTAAGGTTTGTAGAAAATAGCGTCAATATGCTGGGATACATCCAGTAACTTTTTAGCCTCTTCATTGGGAATATTTATTTGAAAAATAAAAAATAAAATGTTATAATATAATTACAAAATGAAAATTATATTATAAATGAAAAGGAAAAATCACAAATGACAAATAAAGAAGCATTTATTAAAATTATTCAGAAAGAAATTTTTGATAACAATGATATTTATGTAGAAAATTATGAACAGGAATTTCCATTGGCTATGGCTTTTTGGGAAGATTTTAAAAATAATAAAATAAAAAATTCTGGTGCTATGACAGAAAATGGTAAGAAGCTGCTTTCTTGGATGCAGGAAAATGTAGATACAATGACTAATCTCTTTACATCTAAGGAAGCGGCTGAAGCTCTTTTTACCTCGGGTCGTTCTATCGCTGGCTCTATGCGAAAATTGGTAAATGATGGATATGTTGAAAAGACTGGTAAGGATCCTGTCCAGTATTCTCTTACTGAAGCTGGTAAAAATTATCAGTTTGACAATTAAGAAAAATTTTGTTATAATATAAGAGTAAAAAGTTGATTGACAAGGAGAAATAAATAAATGAAAGCAAACGCAAGATTTATTAACACAGAAAAGATTGAAGGATACGTTTATAGTACAGGTAGTAATTTTAATCAGCTTTCTGAAAGGGTTACTGGAGAAAATTCCAAGAATCCTGGTACTAAGTATATCGCTGGTGATCTTGATGTTGCCGTAGATGACGCTGGTCTGAATGTAATTACCATTCACTATACTTATGTAACCGAAACTTACAAAAGTGGTCAGACTAACAACACTTATACTGCACTCAAGAGAATCATTGATAATCCTGATAAGACTTGGGTAAATGGCGGTAAGGATAATGCATTTAAGGTTCAGTGTACTGGAACTTCTATCGCACTTAACGATTTTATTGCAGGTGATGGTTCTAAGGTTGCGGCGATCAGAAATGAGAATGGTTTTTGTTCTATCGTAAATGAGCTTGGATCTGAAGCAGAAAGAAATACTTTTACAGCAGATATGCTGATTACAAAGGTAATTCATATTGATACAGATCCTGAGAAGAATATTGCAGAAGATTTTACAACTGTTAGTGGTGCCATTTTTGGATATGGTCCAGTTCTTCTTCCTGTATCTTTCGTTGTTCGTAACGAAATGGGAATGAATTATTTTGAAAATCTTGATGCCACCCCTTCTAATCCTGTTTTCACAAAGGTTTGGGGACGCATTAATTGCATGACCATTAAGACTGAAAGAACTGAAGAGTCTGCATTTGGTGAGGCGGCCGTTCAGACTTATGAAAGAAAGAGCCGTGAATATGTTATCACTGGTACTGCAAAGGTTCCTTATGATTTCGGTGATGAGGAAGTTCTTACTGCAGCAGATGTAAATAAAATGACTCAAGATCGTCAGGTTATGCTGGCAGAAGTTGAAAAAAGATATAATGAGCGTCAGGCTAATAAAGTCGCGGGTGGAGTTAACTTCAATGCGGCTGCCGCAATAAAGGCCGCTCAAACCGTACCTGAAGGTGGATTTGTATTTTAATAAAAGGGGGATTAATCCTCCCCCTTTCTTTTAAAGAAAGGATATTATAATTATGGCAGATATTGATATTTTTAATATCCAACCACATCAGGTAAGTCGTGATCTTCGCGGTTATTCTGTATTTTTCTATGGTGGTTGGAAAACTGGTAAAACCACAATCGCATCAAAATTTCCTAATGCGCTTCTTCTTGCCTTTGAAAAAGGTTATAACGCGTTAGCAGGTGTTCGTCCACAACCAATTAATTCTTGGGCAGAATTTAAGAAAGTTTTACGCCAGCTAAAAGACGCCCGCGCAAAGGAAATGTTTGAAACAATTATTGTTGATACCGCCGATATTGCTTATGACTATTGTACAAAATATATTTGTGATAATGCTCAGAGGCCTGACGGCAGTTATGGGGTAGATTCTATTTCTGATATTCCTTTTGGTAAGGGATATGGAATGGTTGAAAAAGAGTTTGATACTGCACTTCGCTCTATTGTTCAGATGGATTATGGTCTTGTAATCATTTCACATGAAACTGATAAGACATTTACAGATGAAGCAGGTAATCAGTATAATAAGATTGTTCCTACTCTTGATAAGAGGGCAAATAATATTTGTGCAAGAATGTGTGACATTGTTGGATATTCTCGTGCAGTAACAGATAAAGATGGAAATCTTAGTACCAAACTTTTTATGCGAGGAACTCCTCGTTATGAAGCTGGATCAAGATTTAAATATACTCCAGATTTTATTGATTTTTCATATGAAAATCTTGTAAATGCTATCGCAACTGCTATTGATAAGCAGGCTGAAGAAGATGGTGCACAGTATTTTACAGATACTCGTAAAAACGCATATGAAGATACAACTAAAGACCTTAATTTTGATGAGCTTATGAAAGGCTGTAATGATTTAATTAAGGAAATGATTGGTAATAATTCTGATGAAGTCTTTAAAGAATTTTATCAGCCTCGAATTGTGCAGATTACTGATCGGTATCTCGGTCGAGGCCAGAAGATGAGCCAGTGCTCTCGTGAGCAGGTTGAAGCTCTCTCTTTGATCTATGATGATCTCCTCTTACTTTCCAAAGAGACGAAATCAGAATAATTATAAATATATATGGACTTGTCAAAGGACTGCAATACTTTGACAAGTCTTCTTTTTTTTGTTATAATATAAATAGAAAAATATTGAAAAGGAGATGTTGTAAATGGCTCATAAAGTAAAATGCCTATATTGTGGTGAGCAATTTGATAGAGATATTGAACCAACAAAACAAGTCTCCGCACGTAGATATGCTCATATAAAATGTTGGGAAGATCATATAGTCAATATGTCTCAAGAAGAAAGAGATATTGAGGCTTTTTATGACTATACAAGAAAATTATTTGGAGAAGATTATAATTATATTTTAACTAAAAAACTTGCTGAAAGATACGTTAAAGAAAATAACTATACATATAGTGGTATGTTAAAAACACTAAAATGGTATTATGAAAAAGAAGGTAATTCTTTAGACAAAAGTAATGGTAGTATAGGTATTATTCCTTATATTTATAAGCAAGCATTAAACTATTATTACGCATTATATCAAGCACAATTAGTAAATCAAGAAAAAGATATTTCCAATTTTACAATACCAAAAGAAAAAGTGGTAAGGATTGAATCTCCACGGGTATATGTGCGGCCGCCGCATATGTGGTTGGAAGAGGAGGATAATGAATGAGTTTAAAATATTATGATGTACCCGCATGTATGCAGGTAATTGGAGATGTGTTTATAAATCCTTCTCTTTTGGACTTGGAAGAAAAATATAAGTTTCATGAAGAAGATTTTGCACAAGAATTTCATAGAATTTTATTTGGTTCTATTTATAATCTTCATCAGCTTGGAGCAAAACAGATTTCTATTGAAGATATAGAAAAATATTTAGAGCAAAGACCAAAAAAATATGCTGTATATAAAGTAAACAAAGGTTCTGAATATTTAGAAAATATTAAAGAAATGTGCCAACTTGCGGCATTTGATTATTATTATAATCGTATGAAAAAAATGACACTTTTAAGAATGTACAATAAAAGTGTTGGAATGGATTTATCATGGTTATATGATCCTGATAATGTATTAGATGTAAAAAAGAAAGAAGCACAAGAATCATGGTTTGACAATACTCCAATTAATGAAATTGCAAATACTATTAATGACAAAATTGATGAAATAAAAGCAAAATATATTGATAATTCAGAAGATGGAGTAATTCAAGCTGGAGATGGTGCATTAGCGCTTCTTGAAAGACTAAAAACAAATCCCGAAATTGGTTATCCTCTTTATGGAAGATTAGTTAATGCAGTTCACCGAGGAGCCAGATTAAAAAAGTTTTATTTGCGGTCTGCGGCTACTGGTGTTGGAAAAACGCGTTCTATGATCGCAGATGCCTGTTCTATTGCTTGTAATAAAATTTATAATCTTGAAACAAAACAATGGGAAAATAATGGAACTCGTGAACCGACTCAATTTATTACGACAGAGCAGGAAGAGGATGAAATTCAAACTATGATGATTGCTTTTTTATCTGGAGTAAATGAGGATCACATCCTTGAGAATACATATGTCGGAGATGAGTGGGAGCGAGTAAGCGAGGCCGCAGCGATTCTTTCAAAAAGTCCTTTGTATATCAAAAAACTACCAGATTTTTCACTTCAAGATATTGAAAATACAATTAAATTTGGTATTCGTCAATATGATGTGAGATATGTTTTTATGGATTATATTCATTCAAGTATGAAAATCCTTAGTGAAATTAGTTCAAAAGCTGGAGTAAAAGGATTACGAGAAGATAATATTCTTTTTATGATTAGTGTAAGAATTAAAGATTTATGTAATCAATATGGCGTTTTTGTCATGTCTGCAACTCAGTTGAATGCAGATTATGTATCAGCTCAACAATATGACCAAAATCTACTTCGTGGAGCAAAAGCTATTGCAGATAAAATTGACTGTGGTATGATTATGCTTCAAGTCAGCCAAGATGATAGAGAAGCATTAAAAAATATTGTTAATTCTATGGGTATTGAAATGCCTGATATAAAAATTTCTGTTTATAAAAATAGAAGAGGAAGATATAAAGATATTCTTCTTTGGTGCAAATCTGACAGAGGAATATGCCGTATTGATCCTATATTTATAACTAATTATAATTATGAATTAATGGATATTGAAGATTTAAAAATTAAAGTCACACCTAAAATAGAAGCAAGTGCTTTTTAAGGAGAAAAATATGACAGAAGATGATATTATTTGGTCACTTGAACGCTGTTGTTGTGGAGTGCCAGATGCTTGTAGTGATTGTAATTATGATAATTATCCTCCAAGAATATGTGTTCAACATTTAACTGCTGACGCATTAGAATTAATAAAAAAATATAAGGAGAAAATAAATAAATGATTATTTGTGGTTTTCCTGGAGTTGGAAAATCTACCTTAGCAAAATTTTCTAATTGGGTAGATTTAGAAAGTATCCCTTTTGAAAAAGATTGGGTTCGTTATGCAAAAGTAGCAAAACATATGAGTGATAATGGATATAATGTTATGGTGTCTACTCATCCTTAGTTATTAGAACAATTTGAACAAATGGAAGTAAGATATACTGTTGTAGTGCCCCTTTTACTGATATTTCTACCTATAAAAGTAGATATATCAAAAGAGGAGATGATATTGATTTTACTGCCTTAATTGAAATAAATTGGGACAAATGGATTAAAGATATTATAACAAAATCTTCCGTTAATAAAACTGTTATAATATTACCAAGAGATGGTTGTTTAAAAGCCTATATTAAAGAATATGAAAATGTATAAAGAATTAAAAATATTAGTATAAGAAAAATGATAGTTAAAATTTTAGTAATTTATTTTGTTTTATATCTTATAATGGCAGCTTTTTATAATAATTGGAAATGGTGGTAAAAAAATGCCTTTTAAATATGATAAAGACACACTTAAAGAAAACTTAACAATAGAAGAAATATTTGATCTTGTAAGTGAATTAGGTGGTGAACCAATTATGGGTAATGGGTTATTCACCGCTAGAACCATTTGTCATGGGGGGCAAAGTCACAAGCTCTACTATTATTCGAATACGCATCTTTTTCACTGTTATACTGGATGTGGCGATGCATCATTTGATATATATGATTTAGTATTAAGAGCTAATAAGATTGCAGGTATTCAAAATTTCTCTTTATCTCGTGCTATTACATTTGTAGCTCGATATTTTGGATATACAACAGAAACATTTAATTTTGAAGATAATCAAGAAGTAAGTGAAGATTGGCAAATTATTAATAACTTTAAAAGAAATAAGGAAAAGAACCAACCACAAATTGTAGAATTAAAAACTTATGATAATAAAGTGTTAAGATATTTACCTCATCCGCGTATTATACCATGGGAAAAAGAAGGCATTTCTTTTGATATTATGAAAGCAAGAGGTATATGTTATGATCCAATAAACGAGGGAATAGTAATTCCTCATTATGATAAAAATGGAAATTTAATTGGTATTAGAGAAAGAACATTAATTAAAGAAAATGAAGTTTTTGGAAAATATCGTCCTGCAATAATTAATGGTAAAATGTATAATCATCCATTGGGTTTTTCACTCTATAATCTTAATAATAGCAAAAAGGCTATTTCTCAGTTTAAAAAAGCAATAGTATTTGAAGGTGAAAAATCAACACTTTTATATGCGTCCTATTTTGGAGAAGAGTCTGATATAAGCGTAGCGTGTTGTGGTAGTAATCTAATTAATTATCAAGTTAAATTGCTATTATCTCTTGGAGTAAAAGAAATTATTATAGCTTTTGATAAACAGTTTCAAAAGATTGGTGATAATGAATGGCAAAAATGGGTTATTAAATTAAAAACTTTATATAATAAATATGGTAATTATGTAAATATTAGTTATATGTTTGATAAAGATAATTTACTTGGATATAAAGATTCACCAATAGATTGTGGGAAGGATACATTTTTAGAATTATTTAAAAGGAGAGTTACGATAGAATGAATATAAAAATTTTTATTTTAATATCAATGATTTTTTGTCACATTGTTGATGATTATTACTTACAAGGATGGCTAGCTTCTGCTAAACAAAAATCTTGGTGGGTAAAAAATGCTCCAAATAAATTATATAAAAATGATTATTTAATGGCTTTATTTTGTCATAGTTTTAGTTGGTCTTTCATGATTCAACTACCCATTTTAATTTATAGTTTTTATACGCATTTATTTATATGGAATGTATTAATATTCATTATAAATTTAATTATCCACATGTTTATAGATAATCTAAAAGCAAATAAATTAAAAATTAATTTAATTCAAGATCAAATTATTCATTTTATTCAAATTATTATAACTTGGATTATAATATTAAAATAATATTGGTAAAGAAAGAGTTGACTTGACAACTCTTTCTTTTTTTATTATAATATAAACAGAAATATTATAAAGTTAAAGGAAGAAAATATATGAAATATCAATTAATAAACAAACCAAATAAAAATTTTTCAGCAATTCAACAAATTTTATATAATAGAGGAATTGCGGAAGATGAAATTTTACATTATGTAAATCTATCTGATTAGGATATTAATTCTCCATTATCTTTAGGAGAAACAAATCTCAAAAATGGTTTAATGGCTATTATTAATACTGTAAAAGAAAATGCTGATGCTTTAGTAATCGTAGACTGCGATTGTGATGGTTATACCTCCGCTGCACTTCTTATTAATTACTTATATAAATTATTCCCCTCTTGGGTCGTTAATCATTTAGATTGGTATATGCACGATAGTAAACAGCATGGATTAAGTGATTGTATTGATTTTGTATTAGCTCGTAATCCAATGCTTGTAATTTGTCCAGACTCAAGTAGTAATGATTATAGTTATCATAAAACATTGACAGATAAAAATATTCAAGTATTAGTTTTAGATCACCACTTGGCGGATCATATTAGTGAAAATGCTATTATTATTAATAATCAACTATCAGATTATCCTAATAAAGAATTATCTGGTGTTGGAGTGGTATGGCAATTCTGTAGATATGTTGACACCTGGTTAAATGTTCATTATGCAAATGATTTTATTGATCTTGTTGCTCTTGGTAATGATGGAGATATGATGAGTTTAAAAAGTTTAGAAACTCGTTATCTTATTACAAAAGGATTTAAAAAAGAAAATATTAAAAATCCATTTATTGATTATATGCTTGATAAAAACTCTTTTCCATTATTAAAAGCAGATTATGCATCATCTGATTCGTAGATGGCATGCACTTCTATCGGCGCCGCATTTTTTATTGTTCCTTTTGTTAATGCAATTACTCGAAGTGGAACTTTAGAAGAAAAACATTTATTATTTAATTCAATGTTAAATCATAAAGCATTTGAAGAAATTCTTTCAAACAAACGAGGACATAAATTAGGAGAAAAAGAAAAATTAATTTTACAAGCAATTAGAACAGTTACAAATGTTAAAAATAGACAGACAAGAGCAGAAGATGCAGGTTTAGCTATGTTAGAAAAAATGATTGAAACTAATCATATGCTTGACCATAAAATTCTTTTATTCTTACTAGAACCAGGTCAAATTGATTCTGAAATTCGTGGTTTAATTGCAAATAAGTTTATGGCAAAATATCAAAGACCATGTTGTTTATTAACACGAACCAATAGAAATGGGAAAGAAACTTATGAAGGTTCAATGAGAGGATATACAAAAACAGGTATTGATAGTTTTAAAGAAGTGCTTGAACAATGTCCTGGTATTACTTATGTAGAAGGTCATGATAATGCGGCGGGTGTCGGTATTGAGGCAAATCATATCGAAGATTTTCTTTATCGCATTGATCAGCTTTTAGAGGACGTTTCTGTTGAACCTATTTACAGAGTAGATTATAATTTTAAAGAAATTGATAACAATAATCAACGCATTTTAGAAATTGCAGGTATGAATGATTATTGGGGTCAAGATATTGATAGAGCATATGTAAATATTAATTTTAAAATTACAAGTTCTAATTTTCAAATTATGAAAAGTAATACTTTAAAATTTAATCTTCCAAATGGATTATCTATTATTAAATTTAA